CGAGATTCATCGAAAGAGTCCCATACGGTACATGGAGGAAGGAACTTGTATTCCGATAGGCACGTTTCTTGGTGCACGTGCTGAACCCAAGACTAAGGTCATGGATTCTCCATTGAGACCCACTCTTGAGCGTGCAGGTTGGAAGTGCGAGTTTATACCTCCGTCTATGCGTGGCTGGCAACCAAAGCACAACGCGTTGAAGTCTGTTATGGACCCACATTCCCCATTTAACGCCATTGACTTACGTAGGATCGCAGACGAAGCGGCAAATGACATTATTGCCCAGCTACCACCTGGTTGGAAAGACGAATTAGGGTTTATCTCCCTGGAAACTGCCTTGAATGGTATTCCTGGAGTAGCCCATATGGATCGTCTCAACGTCTCTACGTCGTGCGGTTTTCCCTATGGTGGCCCCAAGAAACGGTGGTTGGCCGACTCGGTAGGTGATATGTCTGGGGTCCTGTACCTAGATGCTGAGATAGCGAAACAAGTAGACTATATTCTTGAGTGTTGGCGCGAAGGGAAGCAAGCCGGAATTGTTGTGAATGCAGCGCTGAAAGATGAACCCCGATCCCGTGAAAAGGTTCTCGGGCACAATACGCGTATGTTTCAGGTCACCCCCATGGCTTTTACCATTGCCTTGCGCATGGTCATGTTGCCAATCCTTCGTCTTTTTTATAACGCTCATGAAGCTTTTTGTTCAGCTCCTGGAGTTGACGCTAGTTCTGGTGAGTGGGATCAGATGTACATGTGGCTAGGTGAGTTCACCAATGCCATTGATGGTGACTTTAAGAAGTTCGACACGTTACTCCGAGGAGACGTGATGCAGGCGGTCTACTGGATTGTCCATCGCATCATGAATGAAAGTGGTAAGTATTCACCTGTCGAGATCGGCATGGTCTACGCCGCCATTATGGAGTGCTGTTATATCATCATCAATTTCTTCGGAGATGTGGTACAGCTTACGGGTATCAATTCGTCGGGCAATGCGGCAACCGTGTTTTTCAATTGCTTAGCTAATCTCATCATTCTACGTTACGTCTATGCCCGTCTCAACCCCAACAAATTCACTAGTGAGGACTTTCTCCAGTTCGTTAGATTGATGCTGTATGGGGATGACAACCTGTCCACTGTTTCTGACGATATCCCTTGGTTCAATTTTGAGTCCATTCAGCGGGAACTTGCTAAGCTGGGTATCACGTATACGCCGGCCAAGAAGAGCGAAGGCACCTACCGGTACAAAAAGTTGGAGGATACCGAGTTTCTTAAGCGTGGTTTTTCCTACCAACCCCACATCAACAGGGTGATGGGTTCGTTGAATTTGGAGTCCATAGCCAAGATGGTGATGGTCATGATCCCGTCCACCACTGTCTCTCGGGATAAGCAAGTAGTGGATATGTGTGCCAGTGCTGTTCGTGAGGCGTTTCAGCATGGAGAGGAATTGCACGCCTCTGTCACCAAGGATTTACGAAGTGCACTTGATGAAGCCGGCATCATTGAAATTCCAGATTACACGTTTCCTTCCTATGCTGAGCTCATGTCAGCTTACATTGAGAAGAGCAATCAACGTGA